GTGTGTGTGTGTGTGTGTGTGTGTACAGCCCCAAGGCTTACATGATTTATTTTAGTCATATATTTTTCTCCTTTATATTTAATTTGCTATAAATGTGCAATTTAAGTTGTACCAAGCAGAAGTATATGTATTATCTGAGACCCATTCTAACATAATTCCTCCAGCCGGAGTTATTATCCACCTACAATATCTAACCCCAGAGCAAAATCCCTCAAAATATATTTGGGTTGCCGGTCTATACCCTTCTGGAAGTTGTGCTATTGTTGTTCCTGCCTTAGTAATTCCTGACACTCCTCCTACAATTGTAACAATTCCATTTTCTTTCTTATAAATAGCTTTTTTAGCAATCTTATCAACTGTTATTCCTGTGGCCAATGGTAAATCCTTCCACTTTTCAATTTTGTATTGTGTACCTGAAGGTAAAGAATCTAAAATTTCACCATTGCCAAATATTATATCTGAATTAAATCTTTGTGCTGATATTATTTGAACATTAGGAGTACGTGAACCACCTGGCAATTTAAAACAAACAGAAAATATACAATTGCTTTCTACTATTATAATATTATCTGAAATGTCAACTCCTTCTGGGTTTAATTGGTTTATTCTTTTAAATTTAACTTTAAAATTGGTAGAATCTTGTCTATTAATTTGCAAACTATATATATCATCAAAATCATACTGTTGAGTTGATGTAATTTTAAAAATTATCGTAGCCGTCTTAAATACAGTTTTCATATTTACATCAAATAATTTAATATATTTATTTGTATACCCTGAAGAAGTATATAAAATATTTTTTCCATCTGGAAAATCTATTTTGTTTTCAATTTTCTTAATTAAATTTTTAAGTGTTAGCATTATATTCCCCCCTTACTACTAATGTTAAAATATCTCCTGTTTCTAACTGCCAATCTGTTGTTGTCTTTATTTTATTGCTTATACTATCTGCATCTCCTATTTCTCTATAATGTCCATCTGTTCCGGCATCATCACTACTTAATGCTAGTCTTTCGGTGTCTAAGTATACATCTAATACTTCTTGTCCAACTTGATAATAACAAGGTAATGTTACTTCTGCTCCTGCATTTATATTAGATGTTATTTTTAGTTGGTAAATGTGTGTAAGCAAATTTTCTTGCATTCTGTTTATATTATAAGGTGTTAATGGTGTCTCTCCACTATATTCTGCCGGTACCACTTCATATTGCGTTCCCTCTATTTCTACATATGCATTCTTTACTTTTGTTGCTCCTTTAAACTCAATTATTTCCATTTTTTGCCTCCTTTTCAAGAGTTTCTATTCTTTTTATAAGTTTATCTATTTCTCTATCTTTTTGTTTATCTTTTTCCTGCAATTGTTCTATCATTTCTTGTTGTTCTTGGATTGCTTTATAAGACACCGACACCATTGAATATATGTTTGCCCCTGCTTCTTTTCCATCTTTATCTAGCGAGGTTATCTCACTAGAATGATTATAGCCTTCTCCTATAACAAAACCAATAGATTTCTTTGTTTCGTCTGTTTGAGTCTTTAAATTATATTTATATATATCAGTAGCCTTTATTATATCCAAACCATTTTCTAACTTTTCAAAGTTTTTCTTAAATTCCTTTAATGAACCATTGCTAAAATCATCTGCATACACATGGCTTGCACCTCCGCCAGATACTCTACCAAATATTTGAACTCCAGAATTTGTATCACTTCCACTTTGCCCTATTACTGCAACTGAAGCTCCAATTCCACTTTGTGATCCATGTTCCGAATCATTAACTATAAAAGTATCATAATGATATAATAATGATGTATTTAAAACTATTTTCCCGCCTGTTATATTTGCATCACTACTTGATATAGTTCCAGATATGTTAGCGTTTGTACAACTCATATTGCCGTTTTTATCTACATTAAAATTATTGCTCTTTATAATCGTATTATCACTTGTTAAATTTATTTCTTTTCCGTTTAAGGCTAATTTTATTTGCATCAATTGTAATTTTTTCACTAGATTGATTAATTTTTGAAATAATTTCATCATTTCCCACCTTCTTACTTACAGTACTTGCAATATTGTCAGTCGTTTGTTTGATTTCAGTTTTTGTTGTTGCTAATTCTTGCTTTGTTGTATAAGTTTTAGATACAGAACTAGTTATTTCATTGGCCCTAACATTTATTGCACTATTCATTTCCTCTGTTGTAGAATAACATATCAATTTCTGATTTACACTTAATTCTATACTTTGAGCTGATTGATTTATTGCACTATTCATTTCATTTTTTGTTGCATAAATATCATTAAAATCATTTTTTATCAAATATTCCGCATAAAATTTATTTCCAATCATATCAATTAAATAAATATAGTTATCTCCTTCGAATAATTCTACATTTAAATCTTTTAATTCTTCTATTCTAGGATTACTCAATTCTTTTAACACATGAAATTCACTTAGTTCTAATCTCCTTACAACATATGTTCTGTCTTTTTCAATATTTAAACTATCATACACATCACCTTTGCAACGTAGTTCTTCGATATCAACAGTGTATTCTTTTTTTTCTAAAGAAGGGTTTTCTTTTGCTTGCTTATCCACTATTATTTTATATATCATCTATAATACCTCCTGATTAAGATATAACTCATCACTTGGAAATAAATCATCAGAAGGAAATAGATTACTAACATATGTTATATTCCCTTTTATATCTAATTTTAGTATTTTTACATTTCCAGCTTCTGTTAAATGAATTTCTGTTACTCCATCTATTGTTCTTTTATAATCAACTATATCTTTTACATTTTGATTTATACTATCTAGATCTTGTTCTACTTTTGTTATTTTTTCTTCGTGTTCTGATGATTCCTGTACTAGTTGTGTTATTTTCCCATCAATTTGATTTATTTCACTTTGCACCCTTTTTATTTTGTTAGAGTTACTCTGTTTTGTCTGCATACTTTCTTGTTCTGTTTTGACCTGTATTTTGCTTTTTATACTTGCCTTAAATTTCCCCGCATAATTTAACTCTCCTTGATATAAAACTTTTTTATCATCAATTATTAGAATATCCCCAATATCATAAGCTGGGTCTATTATTGTCTCCCCCTCAAATGCATATACTTCAAAACCTTTGATTTGATTATAAATATTCTCTACTTGTTCACTATCAACTATATACATATTGTTTTGATCAATAAATACTGTTGCTTGTGTTTCATCTCCAAATTTATAATTTTGTATTCCATCTTCATAAGAAACTTTACTTACTTTAAATTTATCACCCCAAGTGAAATCTCCAAACAAATCAATATCAAAATTAGCAGTATCTTCTCCAAATGTTTTTATATAAAGTTTTCCATCTCTGCCTATTACAGCAAATCCGCCCGCTTGTTCTGCAATATAACCTAAATACGTTCTTGCTGTTACGGTGTTGTCATATACTGCTATTTGTTTTTTTGAGTTCAGAAAAGAAGTAGAACCCAGTTCTACTTCTACTTTATTGCATATATCTTTTAAGACTTCCAACATTGTTTCTGGATATATTAAATTGCTACCATCATATTTATTATCTTCAAATTTTTTCATATAATCTGTGGCTTTTATCTTTACTTTAAACTCATCATCCTCAATTGGTTTTTGAATAGTAAAATAGCCTATTGGAACTACTTCTCCATCTATACCTGTTTCAACATAAACCTCATTGTACACATCTGGCAAGTCTCTTTTATCTATTTCAAATTCAATATCAATTTCTGGAGTACACCCTAAACAAAATTCATTATTATTAAATAATTCTAATTTTGAACTAAAATCTATAATATGATTTGGTTCGATTTTATTTCCGTCTATGTATATATTTAATTCATGTTGTATTGAATCATTTAATACTTTATCTTTATAATTTTGACTTGTATTATACATTTATAGCCTCCTATAAATTTGCTTTTTTTGAAGCTTGTTTTTGAGCTTCTGTTAGTTCTTTTTGCATTAAATTAAAAGAACACTTCCATCTTGTTTTGAAAGTGTTCGTATTTAATTCTGTATCTATCATTTCTACTTTTCTTTTTGAAACTCTAAACTTTGCTCCTTCTAAAAATCCACCATTAACAACTGGTACTTTTACATCTAGAATAAATGGGTTCTTATATGTTTTTTGTATTAGTTTCTCTGCCTCATCTTCTGAATTTAAATCCCATGACATAGAAAGTTTTAACATTCCTATTGCTATCGGATTGTCTATCAATGCCCCTGTTTTTTTACTTGTATAACTATCATTGTCTGTATCTTCTATATCTGCACTATATGCAGATGGAGTTGGTAAATTTTGTGTTTCTCCATGTTCTCTCCATATCATTATTAATCACCTACCGTTACTATTGTATTTTTACCAGTTCTTCTAGTTTTTGAGTTTATATAATCTATTGTATCGTCAAATATTTCTCTTCCTAAGTATTGTATTGTTACATGTAATGGCTGTCCATTACTATTGTTAAAGTCTGATAATACGTCTTCAAAAGTATCTCTCATTATGTTTTGTGGTGTTACAATTTCTGGGTTAGTTTTAGCTCCAGAGTATTCACCCGCTAATACTGTTGTTGCCTCTGTTAATACACCACCTTTAGCTAATCTTGGTATCTGTGGAACTGATATGGTAGATATCCATCCAAATGGACTTAACCCCATAATATTTACGTTTTTTATTGTTCTTAAGGCTGCATTTAATCCATTAAATGGTATGGCTATTACTTTATTAATTCCATCTATTATTGCATTTACTATTGATTTTAATCCACTTAATATTCCTTCTCTTATTCCATCAAAAATACGGCCTCCAGAACTGAATACATTTTTTACTGCTTGCCATGCTTGACTAAACTTATCTCTAAACCAATTACCTATGTTCCCAAATACGGATGTAATTGCATTCCAAGCTCCAGACACACCTTCCTTTACTTTTGTTACAATAGTATTCCATACATTTGCTATAGTATTTACTATTCCGTTCCAAACATTAACTATAAAATTTTTTACAGCCGTAAATACTGTAATTACAATGTTTTTTAAGAACTCAAATTTTGCTTTTTGAAATTCTATCCATTTTGTTACAACTCCAACTATGAAATCAACAATGGCATTCCAAATATTTCCCAACCATTCTAAAATTATTCCCCAATTTTGAATTACTAAAATTATTGCAGTTATTGCAGCTACTATTCCCAAAATAATTAAAGTTATTGGTGATGTTAATACTGTAAATAATCCCATCAATCCATTTAAAACCATTTGAACGGTATTCCAAGCAATAATCCCTGCCACAACAATTGCAATTACTTCTCCTATTGCTTTTAATATGTTTACTGCCATTTCATTCTGTCCAATACCCTGCAATGCATTTCCTATTAATGTCAATAAATCCCCTATTGTTGACATTGCAATTTCTATAATTACTTCTGACATTTGTATAAAACCCGAAATAACTGGTTCCATAAATTGCACTATTCCACTAAATGCACTTAAAATTCCATCTAAAAATGACTGAAATCCTGTGCTAGAAACTAAATTCAAAATAGCAACCGTAAGATCATTAATTATATTTGCTATTCCCTGTATTATTTCTGTTCCGTTATTATCATTATTCCAAGCATTTGCCCAGGCTCTACCTATTTGCCCAATTGAATTTAATATATTCGCAATTATAGAGTATATAGTACCATTAGTAAACAATGTTTCTACACTCCCCCACATTGCACCAACAGCTTGTCCTATTCCACTAATTGCATTTTTTGATGCTGTTATAACTTGTTCTCCATACTTATTCCAAGAATCAACAAGTGGTCTAAAAAAGTCAAATAATTTTTGAGCCAATGGAGACATCTGATTATCTATTCCAGATAAGTCAAAACTCGGTGATGTGCCTCCTCCGCTTCCACTGCTAGAATTATCATTAGTTTGCACATTATTAATTTCATCGTGTATTCCTGCTAATTGTTTTGATTCTTCTTTTGCCTTTTTCGCACTTCCAGCCATACTTACATATGAACTTGCACTTGCTTTTGCAAATATATTCACTCTAAACAATGCATATATAACTGATTGGATTGCTTTCATCAATTGATATACTAATCCTGTTACATACTGTATTACAGGTGCAAATGCACTTCCCATAGCATACTTCATATAATTTATATTTGCACTTAATTGTTTTGCTCCTGCATTTTGACTAGATAACCAACTTTGTGCACAACTACTTAACACTGAGTATACACTTCTTAAAGAAAATAAAGCCATAGCATATTTCAAGATATGTCCTAGACCATTTTTTACTCCTGTCCCCATTCCTTTTATATTATTTGTAATATTTTGAGTTAACTTTGGTAATTCTTTAAAGCTGTCTTTCATATTAGATATACTAGGTTTTACTTGTTCTATTTTTTGTTTAAATGCTCCAAAAAAACTACCCAATTTATTTTGAGTAGTTGCTGTCTTGTTTGTTTCTTGATTTAATTGTGTCATTTTATTTTTTGCTTCACTTAGTTGTTTATTATACATTTCTATTTCTGTATATAACTTTTGTGCTTGACTATTTAATGATGTAAAATCTTTATTTGATTTCAATGCATTATCAATCGTTGTATCCATTGCTTTATCATTAGGTTTTATTCCATCGGGTGTTACACTTTTTCTAGTATCATCCACAATTTTATCAATCTGAGGATTTATTACGTTTAATTTCATTTGTCGAGCATTTATTTTTTCTTGTAAACTATCTATTTGTTTTTGTATTTGAGATATTTGTTTTTGTGCATCTTTATTATTAACTTTAATTGCAATTTCGTTGCTTTCAGAACTCTTTTTTAAGTCCTGCATTTTCTTTTTCATAAAATTAACTGCTTGATGTAATTTGCTTGTCATTGCCTTTGTATCTACTTTCGAAAAAACTTCTTGAACTTGTTTCATTTTTTCTTTTATTGCAGGTAACATTTTTTCAAATTCTTTCAATGCTTCTTCTACTTTTGCAGTTACAACTATCTCTATTTCTTCTACTGTCATTGTTATTCCTCCCTTCTTTCTAATTTTTAGCATAATAAAAAAACACCTACCTAAGTAAGTATTTTTTAACTATAATGTTTACTTGAATATACTTATAGGAGCAAAGCCCATTTTCCCTTTCTTTATTGTCCATGCATTACCACAGTTTTGACAAACTGCCACAGTAGAATTTATTGTTTTAGTTTTATTTGTTCCTTTAGATTTTTTCCAAAACAAATTAGACATACCTAATGTACACAAAGCTGTAAATCCTCTTGCACTATTATTTACATGTCCCCCCAATCCAATACCTTTTTTATTTGTTTGTTGACCTTCTTCAACAAGTTGTACCTGAACATTTTCACTTCCACATTTCGGACATTTCATAATCTGTTCCTCCTTATTTATATTATGAAAAAAATTATAGCACTTTTAATTACACTTTTTTGTCGAAGTTTGTCGAAAATATGATTTTTTTAATTTTTTTCTGCTTTCATTATTCTTCTCATTCTTCTTATAATTTCTTCTGGAGATTGTACCTGTTGTTCCTCTTCCTTAAATAGTTCTTTATAATTATCTCTAATTGGTACTATTTTAGGGTTTCTGCTCATACTATCTGCTCTTATAAGTTTATTAGTAACCGCTTCTTGCAAATTAATTTCACTTTTTAATTCATCAATTATTTTTACAAGATGTATTTGACAATATGTATTTATTTCTGAGTATCTGCTATTCCAAAACTCATGTGGTTTTATATCAAAGTAATACGCTAGAGATTCTATTGAATATATTAACTCAACCAAATTATGAGCTGTTTTTATTTTTTCTATTATATCATTTAAGCCTCGTAACCTTGAAATCCTTGTTCTTGAAGTTGTTTCTCTGCTATTTTGCTCATTGCACTTTCTGCTGACTTTTGAACTAAATCGTTCATATTCATTGTCGATAAAGGATTTGAGGTCATTTCTTTTAATTCTTTCTTGCTCATTTTCTTTTTGAAAAAACCCTCATCATTCAATGCCTCTGCAATCTTTTCATATAAATCATTTGCAGTTATTCCTTCTGGTCTACAATCATCCATAAAGTCATATACTTCATTTGATGTCATAAATGTACTTTTGCCATCCTCATTTTCTGCTAATTTAAATATTATTTTTGACAAAGCTTCTCTATCGCATATTGAATATGCTCTTGTGAAGGCTTCTTCAAAATTTTTATTTTTTAGTAGATTAGCTATGTCTACTATTTTTCGTGTTTTTAGTACTAAATTAATTGTTTTATTTTTTGTTTCTATAATCATTTTATTTTCTCTCCTTTGCAAAAGAGAGAAGGCTTATTCTGCCTTCTCATTATTTTCTTCTATTGTGCTAGCAACTTTTCTTGTTCTACTCCTAGCACTTAATGTAGAACTAAGTTGTGGGAAAGCCTTTACTTTCTTGTATTTCTGAGCTTCTATAAATTGTTAATTTTGATTTTAACATATCATCTATAGCAATTTCACTCATTCCAACATAACATGTTCCAGTAAAGTACCATGTTAATGGTTTTCCTGCCTCTGAAGCTGTGCTTTCTGGTAATTGGATTGCCCAATAGCCATTTGTTTTTGCAGTTTGTAGTGCTTTTAATTCATCATATTGGTCTTCTTTAAATAATATTTCTATTTCTAGATTTTCTGCTTTCTGTCTTCCTTCTGCCATTCTTTCATCCGGAATATCTAAAGCACTATAAGTCACTCCTTCTGGTGCTTTTAAAAATTCTGGTATACTTTGTACAAAAGCTATTTGTTTTCTTTTAGCCTGTGTTTTTAAGTCTTCTAATGTATCTGCATGAAACAATTTTGTCATTGTACTTGTTTTTGGGTCCATTTAAAATTCCTCCTATTATCTTATAAAATTAAAAGAGGCCGTTATTGAATTATAACGAACCTCAAATGTTATTGTTATACCGTATTTTTGCAATATAGGATCATACATTGCAGGGCTGGTATTTGTCCTTATAAAATTATATTCTTGAAGTTTTGTATCAACTTCATCTGTCATTTGCATGGCTTGACGTTGCTTTTCATTCCAACAAGTTATTGATATTTGGAATGTTGATTGAATTGGAAATGCATTTTCCGTTTTATTCACAGATTTTAAAGGTGTATGTAATTCTAGGCAAGGAAATTTACTTGTTGTTGTAGGATTTGTTAATATTTGCTTATATTTCAATGATTCTAGTTTTTCATATACTAAATCACTAAACTCTAATTCACTTAAATCTTTCATTTACATACCTCCTTTAACATCTCATCTAATTTTTTCTTAACTATTTCTGCATTTTCGTTTCTACTTTTAAATTCAGAATCACTTAAAAAGTGATTTGCTTTTGAGCCTACTGCAACATAGAATTGTTCTCCTTTTATGGTTACAATTGGATAACTTAATGACCTACCGACTTTATTCACAGGTATATACCATTCTGTATAGCCTGATTCGATAAAGTGTTTTGTTTTTCCTATGTGTTCTTGCTCCGCATATTGTCCGAGTTCCAAAATACTCAAACCATAAATATGATTGTCCATTTTCAGTCATAAATTTAGAAGGGTCAGCATATACACGACCGTTTCACTTCTTTAGTAGACATATCAATCATTTCTGCTAATATACCTTCTTCCTTATGTCCGTTTTTCCAATTTTATAGCATAACCTCTAATGTTTTTTAATACATCTTCAGTTGCCATCTTTGCAGTTTGCGGTAATTTTTTAATTATAGCATCTATATTTTTAAAATTATGTTTTACTTTTATATTGCAATTGAAATTTATCATTGTATTTTCTCCATTCTATATACATAAGTACTTCCTATTTTATTTTTGTCCAGTACTCTATACTCCGGAATAAACTTCTCTAATTTTGAGATATCTTCAAATGATATTCCATTACCTTTTTGTATATCATAATATCTAGTCGTACGACCTTTATATGTACTATAATCCACTTCACCTGTGGACTTTCTATCTAACTCGTTGACATCTTGTTGCATATTTAACCAAGCCTGTCCTTTATATTTCCATGCTTTATCACTCTCGCCGTGGTCTTCTATCTCTTCATATTCTGATATATATACTTTTGTTAAATCTCGTAATAACACTATTTAATCCTCCTTAATCCAGATTTAATAATATCATTTCTTAATTTATCTATAATGTCTTCAAATGATGTTGAAATAGAACCTTCATTTCGACCTGTTAAGCCTTCTGCTCCCCTTGAAAGATATATTGCTTTTGTTGCTTTCTTTATATATGGAAATAATTTTTCATCATTTTTTTGTCTATTAGAAATATCAGAGGCAATAGAAGTTACTTCCTCTAATATTTCACTTAGAACTTCTTTGTCGTCTTTATAATTAGCTCCTAAATCTGCTATTATTTTATCTATATTACTGGTTTCTGCCACTTCTATTACCTCCTAATTCTAAGCCATTGAAGCAATTGTTGCTATTCCTGCTTTTTTAGCCTTATTTGCTGAATCAACTTCAACAATTACTATTTTTTGTCCAGATGTTGCTGTGATTTCGTCTGTTCCATTCCAAGCTGTGTATCCAGATGTGCAAACTGCATCATATCCTGGCATTGTTGGATTAGCTGCTGTTTTATATTTATAACTGTTTCCTGTAGATAGTGATGGTGTAACAGTTATTTTTGTTTTTCCTGTTGTTGTTCCTGCTTCTGATTCTACAGTTAATTCTGTAAGTTTAGCATCTGTTACATAGAATATAGTATCTTCCATTAATGCTTTTGTTCCTTTATATAAGAAATCTTCTAATGCTACAGCATCATCGAATGGTACTTTTTCTGCTCCATATTCTGATACATAGAATGGTTGAGCTATAGCTCCATCCATCATTACAACAGCTTTTACACCTTCTGGTAATCTTGTTGCTTCATAAACTCTAACAGAATCATACATACCAATTGCTTGTTCCTTTGGATCTGTTCCGTTTGGTAAATCGTCAAGAATTTTTTTCATTCCTTTTCTGTATTCGCTATCAACAACAATTACTAATAAATCTGATTCTATTCCATCAATAAAATCATTTCTTAATGTTCTTGCTTTTTGTAACAAAGTATCAATTGTATCTTGAATATTGTCTTTTGCTTGTACTTCTGTTCCTTCTAATACTTTGGCAAAAAATTCTCTATCTAAGTATCTTATAATAGCTGATTGATGATTTACTTTTCTTTTTTCAGCCATACCATCAATACCATAAAGTTTTACGTCTTTTCCTTGTAGTTCTTCTACAATTTCTTTATCAGTATCTATAACAACTTTTACTGGTTTAGCTTTTACTTTATCTCCTTTACCAGCTGCTCTTGCAGTACCTTTGTCTTTTAATTCTGCATTTACAAATCTTTTGTATTCAATTACTCCACCTTCTGGATTTCCTGAACCATTTTTTGCTTTGATTTGTTCTGATATTGCTCTTGATGCAACATTTTCTAGAACTCCACTTAATACTTGTTTTAAATTATCTTTTGTTTTACCATCTTGTAGCATTATGTTTAATGCTTCTTGTGTAATTTCTCCCATTTTTTATTCCTCCTATTTTTTAATAACTTGATCTAGCTATTGATTTGCTTTTTGTATTATCAATACCTGTTTTTTGTATTGGAGTATCTTCTTTTAATCTTTCATTTACAGCTTTTTCAACAGCTTTATTAAAAGCATTTGAAACTTCTTCTATTTTTGAATTAATTTCTTCTGCCTTAACTGTTTCAAAATTAAAGAAAGTCAATAAAGATATATCCAATCCTTTTTCACTTGCTATTTTTGTTGCTTGTTCTTTTAATTTATAAGCATTTAATTCTGCAAGTGCTTTTTCTTTGTCTGTTCTTTCTTTTTGTGCTTGATATTCAAGTTTTTGTTCTTTGTTCATTTTTGCTAACTTTTCAGCTTCACTTTTTTCACTGTTCATCATTTCTTCCCAGTTTGTTTTTGCTGTGTTTATAGCTTTTTGAACTCTTTTGTCAAATTCTGCTTGATTCTTTCCATCTTTCAGAAAATCATCAAATGTAACAGGATTGTTGTTTGCTCCTGTATTGTTTTGGTTATTTGCTCCCACTGATTCATTATTTGCCCCAGTATTAGCATTATTTGGATTATTATCTTGTCCTTCCATTCTTTACTCCTTTTGCCCCAGCCATTGCTAAAAGCCCCAGCCATTGCGAATTTGTATTCTGTTGTTCTTTATAGCCTGCAATCAGTAAAAAGGCATAAAAAATAGACGTACGTCTACGTCTAAAATTTATAATTATAAAATGTTAATAACTTATTTATTTTTTTCTTTAATATTAAGATATATTGCATATCCTATTATTCCTGTTAATTCTGTTAATATTGTGGCTATTACTCCACACCAAAATGGATTTATATACATATTTTCCACCTTCTTTCCATAATAATAGCACCTACTTGCTAGTAAGTGCTATTTAATCGTCCTCGTCATCTTCATATTTCACATGATATTTTTTATTTTTCTTAATACATTTATCTATTGTTTTTATGAGTTGTTTCTTATTGCCCTCAAATTCCATTAGTGGAAATTCGTCTGCAAATTTTATCTTGTAATCATTTAATTTCTTTTCTACTTCTTTATCAAATCCATCATCATAAAACATTACTTTATCCTCCTTATTAGCCCATCAAAGGCACTTAATGTATTGGGCAAATAGTTGTTTATTACTTGTAAATATTTTATATCATTTCCTCCTGCAATTGCAAATAAATCTGCAAAAGTTTCTTTTTCTAATGCATTTTTTCTTTTCCAATATTCATTATCATGTTTATATTTTCCTCTTATTTTATTGTTTGTTAGTCCGCCTATAATATCACTTAATTCTGCATATTCTTCATATTCTTTGCTTCTTAATTTTTTATTGATTTCTTCTTTATGTTTTAATATATTTGATTTATCTATTTCTAAAGCTGTTGTTAATTCTCCTCCACATGAAATATGTTTATGCTTATAATCAATTGCATGACCTACTTCATGTCTTATAGTTCTATTTTTCTTATTTTGATTTGCTCGTTTCCATTCAGCGTTTAAATAAATATTATTTGCTTTGTGTTTGCTCTTTTTACCATATATGTATATTTTTTCTATATTGTTATTTAAAGCAATGTTTCTTATCATATCATTTTTAAAAGCTTGTTTTATTAGGATGTTTTTCTGTTTCGTTATATCTTTCTTTATATAATTATTTATATCAAGATATTGTAACAAATCCTCATCTTCTGAACTATCTTTTACTGTTGAAATATTTGGCAAATACATAATTGTACTTCTACAATAGTGAAAGTGATGTTGTATTGGTGGGAGATTTAAGCCTAGTACTAATCCATTGCATCTAATTCTTTGTACTGTTAATTCTTTTTGTGTCTCACCATAATATCTATCAAATACATTTTCTTTGTTAATATAAAACTCTTGATTATTTAAACTATCACACATTAAAGTTGTTTTATCATCTTCTACTGCAATAAATCTAACTTTTGAATTATCTTCTGTTACTTCTTTTATTCCTTCTGCTTTTGCTAGATTATTTAAGCCAATCATTTGTAAATCTGCTGCACCTGATATTTTATCGCCATTAATGTTAAGCTTCTGATTATTTTGTCTATTTATTATTGTTTGAAATTCATCAGAATCAATTTCTAGGTCTTTTTGTTGTTGTATATTTAAAATTACTTGTTTATATATTTGTTGTACATTATACTGCATTGTTGCTTCAATATACTGTTTCCAAGTTAGTCCGACTATAATTTGGTTGGTCTAATAATGCAAGAAATAAAGCCATCGGAATTATTGATGGCTTTTTCTTTTTATTTACTTCTTTTTGTCCTTCTTCATAGTAATAGTTTGCATCTTCATACATTATTTGTTTTTCTTGCTCTTCTAGTTTGCTTTGTTCTTCTATATATGCTGAATATATAAGTAATTCAAGTATTTCACTATTTTTTACTCTTGTTCTCTTATAAATATTATTTGCTAATATAGTAAAGTAATTATTATTTTTTAGTAATCCTTGTTCTTTCCATTGTTCTATATATGTATTTATTCTTTTTTTAGTTGTATTGTTTGCTATGTCATATATACTTTTTGATATAAAATTAAATGTATTAAAAATTTCCTGAAATCTGTTCTGTGTTTGTTTTGATGTTTTATTATATAGTTGTTTTAATTGTTTCATATAATTATCGTGTTGTTCCCACATATAAAACACCTCTATTCTTTATTGATTTGTTTATTAACTACTTTAGTTTGCTCTTTCTTGTTATCTGCTGTTAGTTTTTGTGCTTTTTGTGTGTCTGTTAAATCTGTTACTTTGTTATCTTGATTGTTTTCTTTATTGTCTTGATTTGCTCCTGCTTGTCCCATCATTTGCATTTGTTGTAAATTCTTTTGAATATTCTCTTCATTTTGTTTATCCATTTCTGCAAGTTCTGATTCTGCGTCTAATCCAAATGGCAAATGACTTATAATCGATTTGTCACTTATTAAGCCTCTTAATTTTAACCAAGCATTTGTTAAGCTTTCTGTATCTGTAGGCAAATTACGTATTAATATAACATCTATGTCTCTAAAGTCATATTCTTTGCCTTTTTTTAAATTTATTCTTGCGGTTATCATCTCCCACATTCTTAAATATTCTTTTCTAAACAAATGATGTGCTTGCTGTAACACTTGTTCTAGAGGAAAAAATTTCTTTTCCAACGCAGCTGCATTATCTGCATCAGTAAACCCTTGATCAGTTACATTTGGAACACCAGCAATCATAAGAGCCATATCTAAGCATGTCTTTTTATGATTTTCCGACGCATTATCGTTTATATCTTTTATAATCCAATCAATATCTCCATCTTTATCTGGAGTATAAAATACTTTTGCATTCAAAACAGCTTCATCTTCTTGTATCCTTGCTGGATTTTTTGTCATTATTACATTTCCTGTTTCATCCTTTTGCTCTTCTCCATTCTCATCAGTAACTGGTATTAATGGTTCGTTTACTGGAGAAAAACCTGTTATTTTTAATTTTGCATTATCGTTATAATCAAAAATATTTGCATTATTTTCTATTACTTTTTCATTTTTGTTTATTAAAGTTATAACATTTTCAAAAAATGACATTCCATATGGGTTCTCTACAGCAAAACAAGGCAAGTCTGTCCATCTTACAGGTTTATTGCTACAATCTACCTCTTCAAACTTATATTCAGCATTTTCTGTAATAGTTTTCTTTTCTACTCCATCAACAAATTGCTTTTTATAGTCTTTTGTTATTATTTCTAAATGTGTTTCAATTCCACCTGTTGCTGTGTTTTCGTACCAACATCTTAATAAACCTATTTTTGTACTAGGTACATCATAGTTCCATATAGCTACTGTATTCAAGCTTGAAACATTGGCATATACTTCTTCGTTGCTCTTATTTTCATACACCAATCCATAACATGCTCCAGTTGTAATATAATCAAGTACACAGTCATAAAAAAAGCTACCATTGTCATTATATTTTGCAATATAATCAATAATAGCTTGATAGTCTTCTGGATCATTTTTCTCTCCAAAAATTCTTTTAAATATTTTATTTAAAATTCCTTTTTGAGTCTCATTTATATTCTTAACTTTAAATTGAGGCTCTTTTCCTCCAAAATATCCACTTGCAATAATACTTATATAATATTCAAGTGCAACAACAACATCCTTTTTATCATATTTTCTTGTAAATCTATCTTGTAAATATTTTCTGTGCATAAATATTGGTAATGCTTTTCCCCATAATATACTTATGTTTTGGTTTATATTTTTTTCACTTAAAAAATCATCTTTATATTGTATTTTTTCTACAAAACTCATTATTTTTCTCCTTTACATTATATTGTTATAACCAAATTGTAATTTCTTTTGATTTATATATTTTTCCACTGCATATCTCATTGCATCCATCAAATGATTAAAATCATCTATTGGTCTATTTATTTTGTTTCCAAACTTGTCTTCATCCCAAGTATAATTGCTTATTTCTGTTATGAAATTTACACATTTAGGATGTATTATTATTTCAAAATCTTGTATAAATTGAATACCATTGTTTATACTGTCTTTTCCCTTTAACGCTCCTGTAATATGTCTTAAACCTAATCCCCTTAATTCATCTATTGACTTTGGTTCTGCACTATCTGCTGTTATTTTTTCTTTTGAATAACCCATCTGATTTATTTTGTCATATATTACTTTGTTGCTCATTCCTTTTTGATATATTTCATCATATACATAAATCTTTTTGTTTTTTAAATCTATTGCACCACAAAATAGTGCTGTTGGGTCGTTTGTATAACCAAAGTCTAACCCAAAAGCACTATCTAAGTTTCTTATTGTATTTAATTCAAATTTTTCTTCTTTCCAATTTTCATAAACCAATCCATCAACTATACCCCAGTTACCTAATCCTGCAACTTGATATCTTCTAGGATTATTTTTCTTCATTCTTTCAAATACTTTTTTATCTGCTTCATCTAGCCACTCATTACAAAGATAATTTGTTGTCATTGCTAATATATCATCATCTTTAACATCAAAAAATCTTTTCTTAATCCAATGATGCTCATTCCAAGGATTTAATGTTATTGTTATTTGTTTGAATAATCCTTCTGGAACTTCTCCGTCTTATACTTTCATCTATTACATCAAAATCAGATTCCTTTGTTATTTCGTATGCTTCTTCAATCCATAACCAACATAAAACACCAATATCTACTGATATTGATGTTACTTTTAATGGGTCATCTAAACCTCTAAAATATATTTTCTGTCCTGTTGGCTTATACGTCATTTCTAATGGACTTTCTTTTATCTCCCAAAAACTATCTACTTGTAATCTATGTATTGCCCACTTTAATTCTGTAAAACAACTGTCTTTTAATGTTCTAAATGTTTTTCTAATTACAAGCGTATTAGCTTCTTTATATTTCATCATGTTGCTTATTATCCATAATGCTGTTGTCTTTGATTTTTTACTTGCTCTTGAACCCTTGCATACTCTATATCTACATTTGCAATGCCAATACTCTGCATAACCTTTCCCAACTATACTTTGTAATGATATGTTATTTACTTGTCGCTGTGTATTTTTATTTATTATTTTATTCTGTAATATCATCTGTTATCACCACTGGTATATTTCCAGCAACTTCAACTTTTTCTTTAAATGTACCATATCTTTTTCCAAGTAGTTCTGCACATTTTGTTCTATCTTGTAATGATGCATCTAATCCAAACTGGTCTTTTTCTTCTCCTCGCATTACTTTTGTTAAGTATTGTAATACTTCTTCTTGTGAGGCAATTCTATTATTTTCTAATTGTTGTAATCGTTCTTGAATGAAATAGTTAAGTTTGGTTAAGTTTTCTGCACCTATATTCTTTGCTGTCTTAGAACTATACCCTGCTCTCTTTGCACTTTCTGTTGCATTCGCAGTTTCTATATAATAATCTATAAATCTTTTTTGCTTTTCTGTTAATTTATTATAATCTTTTTCATCTTCCATCTGCCTCACTTCCTTTTCTGTGTTCTTTTATTAAGTATTTCATTACATCTATTTTGTTATAACATTCTTCTTTTTGCTTATATCTATCTTGTAATTCAAATTCATCTGTTTCTTCATTGTATATTTCTACTTGTTCTCTTTTTAATATTTGGTATTTAGTGCAATATTTACAATTCTTTTCACTATAAAATTGAAAACTATTTATTTTATATATTTGTCCTTTTATAGATAAAGCATATAATAATTTATTTATGTTTTTATTTATGTTCATTTTTTACCTCGAAATATTGTTCTACTATTTCATGAATAATGTCATAAGAATTTGCTACTATGTCTGCAACATCTTCTTCTGTATATTGTTTATCACAATGTGTTATATAATTATCAATATAGCAATGTGTTAATTCATGAATCAAAGTAGCTTTCTTTCTATCTGCTGGCAAATCTTCATCTATATATATTTTTTGTATATCACAATATGTAATACCGTAGTATCTTGTGTCTATTGATTTTAAGTTTTCTTCTTCATTTGCTCTTCTAATATTTTGCATATTTTTTATTGATTCTTGGGATGTTTCAGTTATTCTCCATTCTCTGTTGTTTATTTTGAATTTCACTCTTTTCTCCTTTCTTGGTCTATATCTAAAACAATAGTCATAATGCTTGCACTCATCGCATCTTCTTTGCATACAATTTGCATAGTTAATTTTCTCGCTCATAATACACACACTTTGTACATATTACATCTCCATTTTGAAAAACTCTTATTTCACAATCGTTCTTTGTTTTATTTTTGCATCTTGAGCAGTGTTCTTCTTTGTATTTTTTTATTCTTTCTTGATTAGTCATATGTACTCTCCTTTCATCTAATAAATAATCTCTTATTTCCATATCTTTTCCTCTTCTCTTTTATTTATAAACACTACGAAATATGTAAGTTATATATAATTGCACTCTAGAACTAAACGGCTTATACTTCATCTAATAGATTACTGTTGCCGCTCTGCGTGTATATATGTTTACATACTTCGTACTATCAATAAATATTATATTTGGAGGGTTTTCATCTCCTGCAGTTCCGAAGAAATCTGCACCGCTTTCTTGGCACAAGTTAATGGATTTGAACCACTACAAACAGTTATTGTATTGCTTTTCCAAAATTCATTTCAATTCTTCCTTTCATAACATCATAATAAAAAGAGCAAATACAAAAAGGGGCTTGTACTTACTCTTTATTTTCTACTTACATTTCTCTTGATTATATAAACCTATTAAATAATAGATTTTTTATACTATAAAAAGAGAGAGACATTCATCTCTCTCCTTTTTTGTTGTTACTTACCGTCACGTCCTGGTCTATAATCGCCCAAAGCCGCTCCCTGTGCACCAGTTCTGGTGTTAATGAAGTAATGATCACCCGTATCAACGTCTTTAACGTTGTACTGCGTAAATGATTCATCCTGCTTCTGGCCGTTCTCCCAGCTTACGGTAGTATCGCCGTACTTACCATCATATCTTCCTGTCTCCGAATGTCTGTCTGCCATAATAAGCACTCCTTTAAAATATTATTCAATCTTACGATTGTGCTAATATTATATCACCCTTTTTGTATTATGTCAACAGTATACAAATATAAAAAGAATAGACATTTAAAACATCTATTCTTCTCAACTTAAATAAAAATTATAAGGGGCTTTATTTTTAATTTTTGTCGCATTGGGTTTGATATTTCTATCTGCAACTTTTTATAATTTTTCTATTATAATTATATAATATTAGAAACGAAATTTTAAATACAATTTATGCGAAATTTTAGCGAAATTTTAACGAATTTTATGTGTTTAATACCTCTAACATGTCCTTTAAAGCTACATCTCTTATATTTTGTAATTGTTTTATTGACAAATACTTTGGAAATTCATTTTCATACTCTTTTGCAACTCTTTTCCAATCTCCTTTTTCACTGTCTATATAAAATTTATTAATTACAAAACGTTGTTTTTCACTAAGTATAGTTAATAAATTTTTAACTCTTACTATTTTTTTATTTAATATATTTTCTTCTGCTTCACATTCTATAATTTTTGAATTTATATACTGTCTATCAAATTTATTTATATGGTTTAATTCATTTTTATAATTAGCAACTGTATTTGATACCTTGTCAGATATTTTATTTGTATTACTATGTATACTATCATATGCTTGTCCAGCTACTTGCATATTTTCTATTATTTCATTTTCTGTATCTTCATATACTGTTCCTGCATAACATAATTGCTCTTGATATCCTTCCTTTTTTAATTGCACTTCTGTTAATTTTGCCTCATTTTTTTTATGATTTCTTAGCATTATTTCAACATCCTCTTTTATGTATTTACTCATTAGTGTACCTCCTAATTTTTGATTTTTAACTTTACACCCATAAATTTATTTAATGGTTGTCTATCTTTGTCTAATACTTCTACTATATTTACTTGTCGTTGTGCTTCTATTGCCAATTCATCATATTCATTTTGAGTTATTTCTATTTCTTCTGGCATTTTCCCCGTCAATAAAATTATAGAATTTATCTTTTTTTCTAATTTTCGTGCTATTGTCATTAGTCTTTCATCTCTCTTTCAAATATTTATATATTACTCTTTCAACATAAGCTAATGCTTCATAATTACTTATGTATCTTCCATCATATCTGTGTCTTACACTTGATCTTATTACTTTTATTTCTTGATTGTATTGTCTTTTATACATTGTTGCTAATTTGTTTTTACTTAGTCCTTGTTTCCACTTTGTTATTATCTCTTTATCTTGCATACTACACCTCTTTAGATGTAGTATGCTCTTTTAATTATTATAATATTTCATATAATCTTCTATAAAATCATCTAACTTGTTTGAATATAATCCTTCTCGTTTTAATTCTCTCTTAAAATTACTTATGTTTTTAATCATTTTTCTTTCTTGGTTGTTTTGTATTTCTATAATCATGTCTTCTGTTTCTGCTAAATACTCATTTACTATTTCAAAATCCCAGCTTATACTTCTTAAATTCTCGTTTATTTCTTTTAATCTTTTATTTATGTCTTCCATTATTTCACCTCTTTTGCTTTATTTTCAAAATATTCTTTAACCCACTTTTTATCATGAATTGGTGTTGTTAATTGTTCAGCCATTAAATCTATTTGTTTTTCTTTTTCTTTTAGCATAGATAAAACCATATTAAACTGTTTCACTCTATTTTGATATAATTCAAGTTCTTCATCATAGTAATCACAGTCTGTTGCTTCTATAAATTTGATTTGTTCTTCAAAATATTTTATATGTTTTTTTAAATATTCTATTGCTTCTTCTTGTTCTTTTGTCATATGTTAGTCCTCCTTTATCCATCCTAATTCCTCTACTTTCTTATTTATTGCTTGTAGTTCTTGCATATCTAAAAAATCATACTTACCATCTATTTTTATTCTTTTTATTAGCTTAGAAAAATAAATGTTTTTATTATCTCTCGATAATTTATAAACTTCTGTTGTCTCTCCAACTGATTTTTTGTATCCTAATTTTTCAAACATCTCATCAGCGCTCATTTTATTTACCTCTTTTCATTTTTTTATTTAAGAACTTTCTTTGATATTCTCTTACATTGTTTTGTCTTTGTTTTTCTTTATTTCTATTTTTTATGAATCCATTATCATTTCCATTCATTTTATTTTCTCCCTTCTAGTAGTTCTTGTAAAACTTTTACTGTTTCTCTGTCTGCAACATTATCAACCCATTCAACATCTGTTTCAATTCCTTGTTCTACATATTCCCTATATATTTCTATTCTACTGTTTAATCCTTCTATCTTGTCTTTTACTTTTTGAACTGGAATACAATACTTTTCTTTTATCCATTTTTCATTCTTGTATAATATATATTCATTGCTTTTTTCTGATTCATCTAATATTTTTTGTAAAGCAATCCAGTCACAATCAACATCAAATCCTAACTCATTTTCGTTTTTTCTTGTGTTATTTTTTAATTCTTCATTCTCTTTTTGTAGTTTTGCTATATGTTCTTCATATTTTTCCATTTGTTTTTTTATTATATAATATTGCTGATTTTCTACTATACTTGCAATAGCACTCGTTTTTAATTTTTTACCATCTTCATATCCTTGCATATATCCTAATGCTTCATTTTGTGCTAATGCTATCATTCTATAATTATTAATTTTCTCTTGCTTTAGCTCTTCATTCTCTTTTAATACTCTTTTATAATCTGATAAAATATGTTGCATAGATTTCGGTATTTCCAAATCTACTGTTTCCCAACCACCATTTTAAAAAAAATTACTGTCTGTTTCATTTATAGCACTATTTTCTAGATAATCCTCAACTATTTTCATATCTTCTTCTATACTATTTTCCATTTATTCCTCCTCAAATATTCTATGCTTTTATCTATCATTGCTAATTCGCACTTTTTTTCTTTGCTTGGTTCAAATAAATTTACACCTTTAGTTTTTACCTTTTGGAGCTCTAACAATTTAATTGTATATTCTCTACACAAATCTAATATTTCTATATCTTCTTCTATACTATTTTCTTTCACCTAAAACACCTCCTAACTAGCACTATTTAAAATTATATTATTTTTTATTGCAATTAATTTTTCCATTAAAATATCTATAGTTTCAATTTTATAAAAATTTAACTCTGCTAATGGTTCAAAATCTTTATCATTTAATGTTACTTTATCTCCAGTTTTTAAAGTATTAATTGTTGCTTTATCTAAATATAAAGAATTTCCTATTTGTGTCATTAATATCGAACCTTCTCCGTTTTTGCTAAAGTCTATTTTTAATCTTTCTTTCATTATGTATTACTCCTCTCAAAATTTCTTGTATTCATTATTGGCTTATTTATAAAAAATTCTTTATCTAATATTTTTATTCCATATTCTCTAGCAACTTGATTTTCAATTCTACACCCTCTTGCATTAAACCAATTGTCACACATATACAATGCATCTATATCTTTCATTATACTTATTGATTTACCTAAATAATACACTGCAACATTGCAATTATCTGGTGCTTCTTCTGTGAATAATGTATTAATTACCTCTATGTGCATTTTATTAAATTTTTTTATTATCTCTTCTCTTTCTTTTTTTATTTCTTCTTCACTTCTACCATTCATGGGTTGACTTATCATTACTTTCATGTCTTATTTACTCCTCTCTTTTAAAGCTTGCTCAAATTCTATATTATATTCACATTCTTCACATTTTTCATTACAAATAGTGTATGTTTCTGGAGCAAGTGGACAGATTATATATCCTTGCTCTTCTGCTAAAGCATCTCTTAACCATTGTTCCATATTTTATTTACTCCTTTACTACTAAATTTGCTTTGATTAAATCTTGTATATATTCTTCTTTTAAAATTGCATTTGTATCATCATTATTAGCAACAATATTTCCATCTGGTCTTATCTCTATGCTAAAATAAGGTTTTATATATTTTTTATATATTTCATATGGTTCATTTAGCCCTATATCAATTTTCGTATATCCAAACTTTTCAAGTTCTTTTAAATCTACATCATCTCTTATTTTTGACATATCTATTCTCCTCCTTAAAATGGTGATTGCCATGTCCCCACTTTATCAATAGGAACTATTTTACTTTTGTTATTTCCATAAAATACTTTTGCTACTTGTATAGGTTCTTTTAATTCCGTATGTATAAACTGTTCTTCTCGATTATATCCTTCATAATTTACATCATTCACACAATCTACATATTCTCTTTTTATCTTTTTAGTAAATATTCCAACACAAATTCCTTCAAATTCTTTTTCTACAAATTCATAAATTTCTTGTTCACAACTACCACCTTGATTTAATGTTATTGAAACATCATCTTCTATATATTCATCGTCTATTGTTGAATTATATACATGTTTTGTTTCTTTTCTCTGTAAATATCCTTTGCATATAACATTTCTAAATAGTAAATTATTCATCTTCTCCTCCTACTTTATAGCAATTAGCCATATACCTTTCTTTTGTTAGTATTGTTTGTATTTCGTCATTCTCACAAGTATCGTCTGGTATCAAATGTGTTTCATCAACAAATATTAATTTTGGATAATCTGGAAATCCCTCAAACATAGCAATATGTTTTACTTCCCTTCCATTTACATAGTCTCCAACTTCTATTAAGTCTATTAGTTGTTTGCTGTGTTTTACTATGTTTTTTGTATCAAACCATTTTTGATTTTCTAAATGTACTGTATTTTCTATCATTCCATATAAAGCATCTACTTTATCTATAACTCCATTTTTTGTTCTCACATATTCATTTACTTCTATCATTTTCTTCCTCCCTATCTTTCGCACAAAATACTAAACACATTGTCATTACTCCTAATATTGCTCCTATAAATATTCCTAATAGCATTTTTTCCATCTCCTTTTACTATTTAATTATTCTTAATTCCAAATTAGGATAAACCTTCTCAAATATTTTATGTTTTAATTTGAATACATCTGTCTGCATTCCTTTTACATCTTCCACTATTGTTTTACCATTTTCTATGTACTTAAAATCCGCTATGTATTGTATCTTCTTGTATGTTTTGCCATTTTTCTTAAAACTATCTTGTAATAAAAATCTTGGTTGTAATTCTAAGTTACTTATTTCTCCTGCTTTTAGTAATAGCTTTAGTTCTTTGTATCTTCTACTTTCTTGAATGCTATCAAAGATGTAGTCATCTACTATTACTTTTTTATTTCTGTATTTGTTCACTTTTCTTTAGCTCCTCTCTTAACTTTTCTTGCCAATTTTTTATTCCTGGTACAAAATATTTGCATCTTAATACTGGCTTATAATCTTCGTTTTCTTGTTTGTTACAACCTAGACAGTAATAGCATATTGTGTTCTTTTCTACTTGTTTCATAGGCTAGGCCTCTTTCTCATATTCCCATTTGTATCCATAAGCAGTTCTACAATAATAAGTTTTACCATTTTTGTCTACGATTTTTTTATGTTTGCAACAGGCTGATATATTTGATACCGTTTTAATATTAAAACTTCTTGCTATATCATTCATGCAATTCCATTTTCTTACTAGCTTTCCATCTAAATTATATTGATTAACCCTTTTTGCTCTCTTGTTTTTTTCACCTTTAATTGATGATTTGCATAGACCATGTCGTTTTGCATGTATTTTATTTTCATTATTAGTAACCCATTCTAAATTTTCAATTCTATTGTCTGCTTTATTACAATTTATGTGGTTTACTTGTGCCTTATTTTTAATATTAGGTATAAAAGTCATTGCAATCAACCTATGTACTCTAATAGTTTTTGAAGTTTTTCCATTAGTAAGTTGAGTTATTAAATATCCTTTATGATCTTTATATTGTTTAATTATTTTTTCCTTTGTATTTCTTATTCTTCCTAAATTACTAACCTGATACAATCCATTATAGTTAATCGCATCTTTCCATTCTTCAATCATTCAATCATCTCCTCAAATATGTGGAATATGCTGATAATTTATTACTTCAAATCCTGCTTGTGTTCTCTCATAGATTGCTACTGTTTTACCTGTGTATTCACATTTCTTTTTATCTACTGCTTTTACATATCCCATTTTTTCTAATTCTGTTAATCTTGGTGCTGTATAATTTCTTTCTGTGCTTGGTATAAATCCTAAATCAAATAATTCTACTGCTAATTCCTTTGCCGTTTTAGGCTTGTCTAATCTATTTAAAATTTGTATATATCTTATTTTTGTTTTATCTTGTATGTCATTAAAACTCATTTGTCTTGTTTTAAATGTTATTGTATTCATTTGTTTATCACTTCCTTTAATTCAAATTACTGTATAAAAAGTCTAAACTATCATACTGTCTTTGTTCATAAGAACTCTTCTTTTTACTATTTTTACTTTCTCTTTTGGCATCTGCTAATGTTCTTATCCCTGCCTTTTGCCAATTATTCAATATTGCTTTTATATACTGAATTGTCTTTTTATTAGCTTCTACACTTATTTGCATAGCATATATTATTAAATCTGCTGGCAACTCTTTTAAGTAATCTGCTAATATTTCTGTTCCGTATGGTGTTGCGAGTCCAATATTTTCATTGTAAAAATCAATAACTTCTGATAGACCGTCAATACAACTGTCGCCTATTGTTGTTATTACATTCTTATCATTCTTTATATTCTTTACATTCTTGTTTGTGTTCACTTGTTGTTCAGTTGTTGTTCGCTTGTTGTTCACTTGTTGTTCAATTTGTTGTTCATCTTGTTGATACTTATCCCACGAAACTATTGTTATCAGTCTGTTTTTATTGCTACTTTGTTGTTCGATTTGATGTTCGTTTTCTAGCGTTTTTAAAATTCTTTGCACTTTATTCTCGTCAATCTTTAATTTTTCTGATATTGATTTTCTTCCTGTAAGTAATTGTCCTTTTTTTAATGTTGTTCTTTTACCTTTAAATAGAACATCATATTCTTTATGCGTAGTATTAAGTAAAAGATATACCCACACCGCTAAATAATCACTGTCTTTTGTTATTATTGGATTATCTAATGTTTTTCTATGTAACTTTATCCAACCTTCCATATCTATTCCTCTTTTTCATATTTTCGTACTATTACTGAAAAATTTTGTTCTAATGATAATTCTATTAGTCTATCTAAATCTGCTTTTAATAAATTATCATATCTAATTCCATCTGCTGACTCTATAATCAATACACTATATTTCACTTGTTTTCTCCTTTCGTAAAATAGGGATAAAACTTATGCAGTCTTACCCCTAGTTGTTAATCATTATCTATTTCTTTATTTGCTCTTGCTTTTTCCATTTTCATCTTGTCATTTTCTTTTTTCATCTTATCATCATATAATTTGTTAAAAATTCCCTTATACATTTCTCTATCAATTAGTTTTAACCATGTTTCAAAATCATTACAGAATTTCCAATTATCTTTAATTTCTAATGAAGTACCATCAATTTTAAAATAATCTAATAAAAACTCCTCTAATTTATTTTTAAACCATTTTTCGTTTTCGTTCGGTACACCTTTACTTATTAACTCCTTATATTCTTCTGTTGATATAATAATTTCATTTTTATTTGCCATTTTCTTTTCCTCCTAATATTTTTTATAAATAACTTTTTCCTATTAATTTTATAAATTCTTCTCTTGTATGAGTTTTTTCATATTCTTTTTGATATGCTTTTTTTAACTCTAAATCCATGTTTCTATTGTAATGTACAGAGTTGTTTGACATATTATGTTCTTTATGACATAAACCAGTGCAAAATCCATTCTCAATTGAAATTTGCCTATTGGCTGAACCAAAATAAACTTCATGAATACATTCTGCTGGTTTACCACAAAAGAAACATTTATCTAAATTATTTAATATTGAATATCGTTTCATTTCTTGTCCCACTCTTTCAATAAACTTTCTATTTCTGCATCTGATTTGGTTTCTATTCCATAAGCCTTACAATCTTGAACTACACCATCTATTAATCTTGACATTTGTTTTGAATTAAAAGAACTTGAACCGTAATATGCATTTATTATTTTAAATTCTGTATTTCCTATATATGTTGTATCAGCTATCTCACAGAACCAAGCAATTCCTTGTGCTACCCACATTTTTTCAAATGTTTTGATATTCTCTGTCTCTATTCTAAATCTTCTAAATATTCCTAATTCTTTTACCCTTCTTTTGTATTCTTCTATAGTATCTATTTCTGATAAATCACATAATTCTTGCAAAAGTTTCCAAAAATAATTATTTGCATTAGTTGTTCTTTTTTTTATGTATTTCTTTGCATCTATTTTAAGTTTTAAACCCTTTAGTTGTTCTATATCTGATAACTTGTCCTTTCCATCAATTAGAAAGCTTATTTTTGGTTTTCCAGTCTTATAATCTATGTTTATTTCTTCTAATGTTCCTGTAGTTTGCATTTAACCACCTACTTCTTATCTGGCATTGTGTTGCATTTATTTAATATTGACATGTATTGTTCTTTTGTTAAATCTGTTGTGTAAGTTATTCCATAATTCTTTTCTAAAACTGGTCCAACATCAAATCCTTTTCTTATCATAAGCGCATATATTGACTTTGCTTCTACATCTGTAATTTCATTGTTAGATACTCTTGTTGGTGCCTGTTTCTTTTTGTAACCAACTTCACTTGGATTCTGGTCAGGATCTTCTCCTGTTATTATCTTATAAGACTTCATTAAAGCATATTTATCTGCATATGTCATCGCTTTTCCTGACCCTTTATCTTGTGTATCTATTCCTTCTGCAAATGTTATTGTTTCTATATATTCATCTGTTTTGTCTATATTTACAAATCTATAAGTAGTTTTTATTCTACTAAAGATGTTATTTTTTTCTCCATATTCGTTTGTAGTAGTATATATTGTACTTTCTATTACTTCTCTACTTGCTGGATAGCTATAAACTCTATACTTAAATTCTAGTTCTTTTACAGCTTTTAAAATATCCGCTTCTCCTACAGCTTTATAAGCACTTTTACCTTGTCCAACAGTCAAGTTTTTATTGACACTAGAAATTTCATTTGTTATATTAGAAAGCTTTTCAAATATATTCATTTCTTTAATTTCCATAGTATTCTCCCTCTTTATTTTCTTTTAAATCTAAATAATCCATAATTACCCCCTACTTTATTCTTAAACTTGTATTTTGTGTATTTATATTAACTCCTGCTGGTATTTCTCCTGTTTTAGTAAAATTATTTTTTATTGCTGTTTTATCTACTTTAACTGTTATAATTTCTGTTTTGTATTCGCTAGGAATTTCATCTTCGTTTATGATTTCTACACTAGGTGGATTCTTTGCTATGCTTAATGTTCCAAGTGGTGTTTCTAGTTTTGTAAATCCACCTTGTTCCATACATTCTTTTACATATTCCTTAAATTTTGTAAGTCTATTTTCTAATGTCTTTCTTTGCTCTGAAATTCGTTTTTCTTCGTTTTTCATTGCTTCAATAGTTAATTCTATATTTCTTGTATAGCCAATTAAATTTTGGCTTTTTTGTTGCAATAATTCTATTAATTCTTTTTCTACTTTCTTTTTATCTTCTTCTGTCATTTCTTCCTGTGCTATCAACATTGGAAATGCATTTGTTATTTGATATAAACTTAAATCTTGCATTATTCTTCACTTACCCTTCCATATATTTCATCATCATAATTTTCATCATTCTTTTCTAGTAAATATTCTAAATAACTGTCATAATCATTGTTTGTTTCTATATAATCTTCTTCTATCATCCTGTTTTCTAACATTTTTAATTCTCCTTTGACATTTCTATTTATTTGTGCTAATATATAAATAGATTCGTTTATTTAAGTGTCTATGAACTAGTTTGATTTTAGTAGGTCTACTAGTTCTTTTTTATTTAATATAGTTCTTATTTTATTTTTTAGATTTTCTGTATTGTTGTAATCTTGTTCTTGTAAGAGTTTTTCTATTGCTAATAACTTTCTATGATGTTTATAATTTTCTAAATGCTCATCTTCTATTTCTGCTCTCAAACTTTTTTGACTTATTTCTAGTCTTTCTACTTTTCTTTCTGCTTCTTTTAAAGCTTTTCTACTTTCATCAACTAAACTTTGTAATTCTTTTATCTTCTTAAACATTTCTTACACTCCTTTCCTTTTAATTTTAATTTTGCCAAAGTAATTATGTGCCAGTAATAACACTTATCTAACTTGTCCATCTTTGGTACTCCTTTCTTGTAAAATTTTGTAAATTATTGTATAATACCCTCGAAAGAGAGGTTATTATTATGAATATTGACCCTAATATAGTTATGGCAATTATTGCTTTTTCTGCTGTTATTTCTCCTACAATTTCAACTTATCTTAATAACAGACATCAATTAAAAATAGAAAAATTAAAGTTGTTTGAAAAGTGTAAATATGATGCAATAGAAAATTTCACAAAATCTGTAGAATTTTATTATTATCAACGAACTCTTAATGAAAGAAAAATTAGCTTTGAATCTTCTATAGCAAACTTATATATTTATTTTTCTATTCCCAATTATTCATTATTTGATAAACTTAAAGAATGTATTAATAAAAATGATTATGCAAAAACTCAATTTGCACTTAGTGAAATTGTTAGGTATTTATCGCAACAGATAAATAAAGAATAACTATTATTAACACATATATAGAATAAATCCAGCTAGTTTCTGGGTTTATTTTTTTATGCCAAAATATTATTGCTAATATTGATGCTATAATTACTAAAAATATTGGTAACATTTATTTTCCCCCTAATAAATCGTATTTTGACAAAAAGCCCATACTGTACCCACTATTGCTGCCATGTATAAACTGCTATATACTACTGTTCTTCCTATAAATGCATATACTTTTTCTTTTCTTTTCATTTGTTTTCACTTCCTTTCTTAAATTATTTGTCTAGCCAGTTCCTTAAGTGCATTTTGCTTTTCATCATTTTCAAGTCCTAAATCATATAAAAATACAGCTCTTTTATCTGCAATTTGTTTTACACCAGTTCCTTTTATTCTTGGAAAATCATCTCTGTTAAATATTTCCCTTGCTTTATTTTCTCCAATTCCTCTCCATTCTGCATAATCTAATGGTGTTATTGTTTCTGGTAATTCTTCATATGTTTTTATTGATTTCTTTTCTTTCATTTCTTCACTTCCTCTCTTCTCTTGCATTTTATAATTAATTTTTTTATTTCTTAAAAACGAAGTTTTTATTTGTCAATATAAAATTTAAATTTATTTTTTAGGAAATATGTTTAATACCTTATACATTATTTGTCTTAATTCTTCTGTTTTTTCTGCTGGTATTGCTTGTACTCTTCTGTATCCTAATGTTAATCTGGCTATCGTTGATATTGAATCAAAAATTTTATTTAATTCTCTGGGTTCTGTATAACCTTTAGAATAAAACATTTTCTTAAATTCTTTTTTTAATACTGTCCACGTATCATCTTTTATGATTTGTTTTGTTGTCATTTCATTTAAAATTTCTCGTTTTATTTCTTCTTTTAGTTTTTTTAATTCTTCTTCTGACATTTCAGCCTCCCTTTTTTGTTCAGTTTTACTGTACTTTAAAGTTAAAAAATTTTGAACTTGATGTTTTTAAAATTTTAGATATACTATTTATATGTGAAATTTTAGGTTCAGCAATACCATTTTCAATATTATAATAAGTTGCAGGACTTTTAAATCCCATAAATCTAGACATATCTCTAATAGAAAAACCTTTTTCTTCTCTGGTTTTTTTTAGTTCTTCTGTATTAACAAACTTACTATATTTATTTTCCAACACTTTTCCTCCTTCCTGTTCATTTTTGTTGAACTTATTATATACAGTATTTTTGAACTTGTCAATAGTTTTTTTAAAAAAAGTTTTTAATTGCTGTACAAGCCTTACAACTGTAAGAAAAAAATTTTTAAAATGTTTACTTATTTTGAACATTGTGTTATAATGTTTATATAATTTGAACGAGGTGTTTAGATATGAAAAAAGAAATGGATATGAAAATAAAAATAGGAGCAAGAATAAAATTCTTAAGAACAGAATTAGGACTTACTCAAGAGCAACTTGCAAATAAATTACCTAATGTAAAAGGTAAAAGTAGTATAGCTAATTATGAAAATGGTTCTAATCTTCCAGGAGATGAAGTAAAACTTAAATTATGTGAAATTTTTAAATGTAGTTTAGATTATTTAATGTGCAAATCAGATATAAAAAATCCAGAACAACCTGATGACCCATTAGGACTAGCCAAAATCGGGTTTAATATGAAAGATTACAACCCACCTAGTGAAACTCAAAAGCAACAAATAAAAGGTTTATTAGAAGTAATTATGAAAGATAATAAAAAAAATGTTGGAGATAAAAAGAATGAATCTAAATAATTTATATGATTTAGCAGAAAAAGAACATATAAAAATATATGATTACTATATAGATGATGCTTATGGTTGTTTTATAAATATAGATAAGATAAATGCAATTGCATTAAATTATACAAGTATAGATAACTCATATATTGAAAAAGAAACTTTATCAGAAGAATTAGGACACTATTATCAAGATGCAACATATTCTATTAACTGTACTGACACAACTTTGATAAACAAGCAGGAATATAGAGCTAAGAAATGGAGCTATTATATATTAATTCCTTTTGAGAATCTAAAATTAGCCATTAAAAATCGGAATTAATACAGTTTATAGTTTAGCAGATTATTTTGAGGTTACAATTGAATATATGAAAAAAGCTCTTAAATTTTATGAAGGCAAATATGGATATATATACTAAGGATAAGTTGAAATATACTTATCTTATTTTTTAAGGAGGTAACTATGGCAAAGCGTGGAAATGGCGAAGGAACTATATATTATAGTGAAAAATTAAATAAATGGGTTGGTCAATTTACTGCTGGTAGAAAATCAGATGGAAAATTAAATCGTAAATCTGTTTATGGTAATACTAGAAAAGAAGTTAAAGAGAAGATGACTAGAGCTATTGCTGATGTTCAAGACGATATTTATATTGATAAATCAGAGATAACCGTTTATGAATTATGTAAAGAAATTGTTGAAGATAAAAGAAAATCTAATCAAAATTCTTCTAGCACATATAATCGTGCTAAATATACATTAAAAATTATAGAAAACAGTTCATTAGGAAATATGCCTATTCAAAAAGTTACTGCTAAAAATATAAAAAATTTTTTAAATGATAATACCAATTATGCTGACTCAACTTTAAAAAAAATATATCAATTATTAGGACAAGCTTTTAAAAGAGCAGTTGAAAGAAATATAATTATTAAAAATCCTATTACTTATGAAGAAGCACGAAAACCAAAATCCAATAAAGAAAGTTCAAAAGTTGAAGCATTAACCATAGATGAAGAAAAAAAGCTTATATCTTCATTATCAAATGAAACAACACTATATAAACCCATAATCTTATTAATGCTATTTACTGGAATGAGAATTGGAGAAGTTCTTGCATTAAAATGGAATTGTATTAATAAGGATTCAATTACAATACATCAATCATTAACAAGAGATGATTATGGTAAAGTTATTCTGGGAGAAAAAGTAAAAACAAAAAAATCTCAAAGAGAAATACCTATTAATAATATTATTAAAGAAATATTAAATTATATACCTAAAAATAGCACTCTACTATTCCCTGATATTACTCCTAGAAGTACACATACTTTTTTAAATAATTTTAATGCAACTAATTGCATTACTAATCATATTCATCCACATATGTTAAGACATACATATGCAACTCGTTGTATTGAAGCTGGAATGAATATAAAAGTATTACAAAAAAAATTAGGTCATAAAAATATACAGACTACTTTGGATACATATGCCAGTGTATTCGACAAATTTGAAGACTCTGAAGATGATAAGTTATTATCTTATTTTGAAGAAAATAAAATTGGGTTGCATTAAAATTGCATTAAATGCATATAAAAAAAGAGAGATTAAAATCTCTCTTTTTCTGTATTGGTGCGGATGAAGGGACTCGAACCCCCACGCCGTTGGCACTGGTTCCTAAGACCAGCGCGTCTACCAGTTCCGCCACATCCGCATATATTTAACAATAAATATATTAACACATATATAAACAAAATGTCAATATATTTATTGTAATTTAATTATAAAATTTTGTAAAAATTTAAAATTATAATCTATTTACAGCAAAAATAACAATTGCACCAATAATTGCAATAATAAATCCAATCAATTTCATTCCAATTGTTGCCTCGTTTTGATCCCCAAAGCCAAAAAACTTCTTTGTTATTAACCTACTATCATAAACTAATATCACACCTGCAAGTATAATTAGTACCCCAATTATTTTTAATATTATCTGTAACATATTTTCTACATCCTTTTTTATATTTATGAACACATTTTAATATTGTTTAAAGTAAAAGTCAATATT